GCCCTCGCTCCGGCGCGCGCTCTCAGCCGGTTCGGTTGTGGCGTAGCCTTGCGCGACGAGGCGCAGGATCGCCTCGTTCAGGGCGGCGGGCACGTCGGCCGCTTCGGATCCGAATCCGGCTGTGAAGTCGATCTCGACGCCGCCGGCCGGACGGTCCGGACAGGGCAAGGAAAACGGATACACCGCCACGATGCGCCCCGGCTCGCCGGTCTCGGCGCGGTACTCGGCCGGATCCCAGAGCGTCGCGGCGCCGTCCTGAGCGTAGGTGCGCACCGCCTCCACGCTGATCAGCGGCCCGCGCGCCACGCTCACCGCCTGGCCCCAGGCCGACAGCCGCCGGGCGGGCCAGGCGTCGAGGACCTCGCGATAGCTGCGCGCAATCAGCGCCAGGCCGGTGTCGGCCTCGACCCGCGCGGCGGCGCTGCGGATCAGATCGGTGATGAGCGCGTTCTCGTCGGAATGCGCCACGCGCAGCCAGGTTTTGGCGTCGGACAGGCTTACGGGCTCCGCCGCGGGGGGCGAGAGGGTGTGAAGGGTCATGGGGGCCCTCGAAAGCAGGAGTGAAAACCCAAAGCGCCCCGGCTTTCGGGGCCGGGGCGCTTTGGGTCAGGCGGCGGCGGGGGGACCGCCGCTTCCAGGTGCGGGCGTCTACGACTCGCCGAACTTCAACAGCTTGATGGCGTTGAAGTCCTGCACGCCGCCGCCGACGCGGCGGGTGGTGTAGAACAGCACATAGGGCTTGGCCGAATAGGGATCGCGCAGCACCTGCACGCCCTGGCGGTCCACCACCAGATAGCCGCGCTCGAAATCGCCGAACGCGATGGAATAGCTGTCCGTGCCGATATCGGGCATGTCCTCGGCTTCGGTGACGGGATAGCCCATCAGCGTCGCCGTCTGGCCTGCGCCCATGGCCGGCTGCCAGATGTAATCGCCGTCGGAATCCTTGAACTTGCGCACCGCCGAGACCGTCGCCTTGTTCATGACGAAGCGGCCATTGGCGCGATAACCGGTCTTCGGCGCGTAGATCAGGTCGATCAGCGCGTCGGCCGGATCGCTGGCGGCGAACCCGCCCTCGACGCCCGTGACCACATAGCCCAGCTCGCCCCAGCTTTCGGTCCCGTAAGCCGTCTTGTCATAGGACAGGAAGCCCTTGGGCCGGTTGACGCCGCTCCCGCTGACGAAAGCGGCGCCTTCGGCTTCGGCGAAGGTGTCGCGCACCTCCTCGGCGAGCCACTGGTCGATATCCACCAGCGCGTCGTCGAGGATAGCCGGCGTGGCGGCCGGCATGGCGTAGAGCTCGCCGGTGGGAAACTCCACCAGCTCCAGCGCGGGCGAGCCGGTTTCAGGCCGCGCCGCCGTCTCGGCGACCCAGCCCGACGCGGCGCCCCCGAGGCTCACGGGCTTCTTGAAGGTGTGGCTGGTGGTCTGCTTCACCGTGGCGATCTGGCGGATCGGCGAGGCTTCGCGGATCAGCCGTTCGATGAGGGCTTCGGTTTCGGCCGGCGCCACATGGCCGCCATCGGCGCCCGATCCGGTGGAGAGCGCCTTGCCCTCCACCAGCCGCGACGCCTCGCCGGTGCGAAGGAAGCCCGACCAGGCGGTCTTCGCCGCGCTTTTCGCCTCTCCGGCGCCCAGGCTCGGGCGGCTCGCCTCCAGGGTCAGGCGATCGAGCCTCGCCTGGGCTTTCGTCAGCGCCTGGTCGATACGGCTTACCTTGTCCTCGATGAGCGGGTCGGCGGCGCGCTTGGCCTCGATCTCTCCGAGGCGGCGGTCATTGGCGTCCTTGAAGCTTTCGAACGCCGCCAGCAAGTCATGCATCGCCGCGCGCGCCTCGGTGGACGGCGCGGCCATCTTGGTCTCCCGGGTCATGGGGATCCTTTCAATTTGTGGAACAGGTCAGGCCGCCGCGAAGGCGGCGACGGTCTCCGCAGACGGGGCGAGCACGCGCAGCCGCGCCTGGGGGAGCATGGGGAAGGTCACGATGGAGACCTCCCAGAGATCGAGATCGAGCAGGTCGCGCCCGCCGCCGGGACGCGGCGCGGAGCGCACGGTGCGAAAGCCGATGGACAGCCCGTCCACCGCGCCCTCGCGCACCAGGCCCAGGGCCGCCCGCCCGCGCGGGCCGTCGCCGAGGATCCGGCCGCGCACATGAAGCCCGCGCCCGTCCTCCACGATCTCGTCCCACACGCCCACAGGCTCGCCGGCGTCGTGCTGGAACAGCATGCGCACGCCGCGCGGCCCCTTCGCCTTCAGGCTCCGGGCGAACGCGCCGGACCGCACCAGGTCGCGGCCGTGATCCTCGATATCGAACAGGCTGGCGTATCCGGCCACCTCGAGCCCCGTCATGGGCGTCTCCTTGTTTGGGTTTGATTGAGGCGGCGCACCCCCTCCGCCCCGCGCTTACGCGCGGCTCCGCCGGAGGAGATCCCTAACCGCCCTCGTTCAGCCGCCGCTCGATCCGGTCCAGGGCGGCGCGGGTGTGGGCGGCGTGTTCCTCCAGCCGGGCGAGGCGTTCATTGGCCGACGCGCCGGCGTCGGCGCTGCGCTCCAGCTGGTCCAGCCGCTCGCTGGCGGCGCCGGCCCAGATCAGCGCGCCGGAGGTCTGCAGGGCGAGCGCCACGATGACGCCCAGCGTGATCTTGCGGTCGATCCGCCAGGCGGCGGTGAAGCTTGCATCGGTCATGGCGTCTCCTTCAGCCCCAGAAGGGCGCGCTTTTCGGACTCCGTGAGGAACCCGGCCGCACTGACCCGCGCCCAGCGCGCGGCGCGCTCCTCGGCCAGCGCCGGCAGGGCGTCCTCGTCGGGCGTTATGGCGAGGTCCGCGCCCAGCCAGGGCGACAGAAAGCCTTCCAGCGCCGCGGCGGTCTTGCGCGCCAGCGGCAGCACGGTCTGGCGATAGAAGGCGAGATTCGCCTCACGATAGTTCGAATAGGTATTGTCGCCCGGCAGGCCCAGCAGCATGGGCGGCACGCCGAAGGCCAGCGCGATCTCGCGGGCCGCCTCGCGCCGCGCCGCGATGAAGTCCATCTCCGCCGGGCTGTGCCCCATGGGCTTCCAGTCCAGCCCGCCCTCCAGCAGCAGCGGCCGGCCGGCGTTCTGCGGTCCGGTGTGCAGGCGCTCCAGCTCGTCCTTCAGGCGCTCGTATTGCGGCTCGGTCAGGCGTCCGTCGCCGTCGCGCCCGGTGACCACCAGGGCGCCGGAGGGTCGCGCCGCGTTGTCCAGCAGCGCCTTCGCCCAGGCGCCGCCGGCGTTGTGGACGTCCACCGCCCGCGCCGCCGCCTCCATGGGCGAGAGGCCGTAATGGTCGTCGGACGGATTGAAGAGCTTCAGATGCAAAACCGGCGACCGCCCGCCGGCCCGGTCGCGGGCGAACACCCGCGTCTGCGCCCCGTGCCGGTATTCCCAGCCGTCCGCCCAGCCCTTGGGGCCGGGCAGCACGCTCATCCGGTCGGGGCGCAGCGCGAACAGCGCGTGCGGCCCGTCCTCGGGGCCGGTCAGCTCCAGATAGGAATCGCCGGCCACCTGAAGATGGCCGAAGAACTGCTCCATCAGCTCCGGGCCCGACTGGTCTGGATTGGGCTTTAAAAGCAGGGTCCGCGCCGCCTCGGCGCCGGCGCCGTCGGCCACCCTGAGCGGACACGCCGCCGCCGCCTCCGCGATCAGGCGCACGCACCGGTGCGCCACCGGATTGCGCGCGAAACCTTCCTTGGCGAAGGCCGCGTAGCCGCGCGGCGACCAGGCCGCGCTCGGCCCGAACGACACGGCGAAGCTGCGCCCGGCCGCCTTGCGGCCGAGCTTGAGCCAGGTGAACATGGCGGGATCCTTTGTTTACGAGTGTGCTTTCTCCCCCCGCCTGCGGGGGGAGTGGGCCGGACGCAGTCCGGGTTGGGGGGGGCTTGCGAAGCGGTGACTGTCACGCGCCCCCTCCGTCCGCTTCGCGGACACCTCCCCCGCAAGCGGGGAAGGAAAGGCCTGCTACAACCGTCTCATCCTTGGCGACGCCGCGCCTTCAAACAGGGCCGCCACCGCCCACACAAGCGCATCCACCCGGTCCGGGCTTCCTGAAAATCCCGGCGCGCCGAAGGCGCACATCTCGTCCTCCAGGGCGGTGAAGCGCCCGGCATGGGCGATGCGCCCCGCGGCGTAGAGGGCGGCGACGGGTTCGGCCCGGGCGCGCTTGCCGCGGCTGGCGTGAACCAGGCGCACGCGCAGGTCGGGGGCTGCGGCCTGCAGCACGGCGCGCACCATGTCGCCGCCCTGATTGGCTTCGGCCACCACATGGTCGGCGTCCACCGCCAGCACCGTGTCTGCGACCTTGCGCGCCCAGGCTTCCGGCCGGGCGTGAAGGCTGGCGTCGGCGAGGATCACGCCGGTCATGGCGCGCCCCGATCCGGACGCGCCCGCCGCGACGATGCCGCAGGCGTCCCCGGCGCCGCCGCCGGCGGGCGGGTCGACGGCCACCACGATGCGCTCGGGCGGCGCGCGCTCCGCGCTCAGCGCGGCGTCGATCATCGCCCGGGTCCACAGCGCGCCTTCGGGATCCTCGATCAGCTCCCCGTCCAGCTCCTGCCGGGCGAGCCTGCTGGCGCCGTACTGGGCGCGCATGGCGTCGATGAAGCCCGGGGCCAGATTGGCGGCGTTCGCTGCGCTGGACGCCCGCGTCATCGTCACGCCCGGCGCCGCGATCAGCGCCCGCAGGGCCGGGATCGGGCGCGGCGTCGTGGTCACCGCAAGGCGCGGCGACGGCCCCAGGCGCAGAGCAAAGCGCAGCATGTCCAGGGTCTCCTGCGGCCGCGCCCACGCCGCGAATTCATCCGCCCAGGCCGCGTGAAACTGCGGCCCGCGCAAACCGTCGGGGTCTTCCGCCGAGAACGCGTAGCCCACCGCGCCGTTGGGCCAGACGACGCGCTTTCGCGACGCCTCGTATCTCGGGCGCCCGGCCCTGGCGTCGATGGTCAGCAGGCCCGACGGTCCGCCCAGCATCACTTCGCGCACATCGTTGAAGGTCGGCCCGATCAGCGCCACGCGTCCGGCGCCGCGCCGCACCTGCGACACCAGCCATTCGGCGCCCGCCCGGGTCTTGCCGGCGCCGCGCCCGCCCAGGAACAGCCAGGTCAGCCAGTCCCCCTCAGGGGGCGTCTGGCCCTCCTGCGCCTGATGGCGCCACGCCTT